CGCCCTGCTTGCCCTCGCCCTGCTGCTCGCCCTCGGCGCAGCGGTTGAGCTGTGCTTCAAAGTGGTCTTTGTGCGCCTGCTGCCGTTGCTGCTGAGGTTGCCGTGAAACCGCTCCAGCTGTATCGCGTGGCATTCAGCCATGCCGCGCCGCTCCACCTGATGGCTCGTGATCTTGCGCACGCCATCACCAGCGGCAAGGAGCTATGCCCCGATACCCAGTTCCTGAGTGCCACGCTGGTGCCTGAATGGGACAACACCGATGACCTGAACCATGAGCACTGACAGCATTAAGGATTACCTAACCGAGATCGGTCGGTTTCCGCTACTGACTGGTGAGCAGGAGATCCAGTTATCCCGCCAAGTGCGGCGCATGATCGAACTGCAAGCCATGGAAGGCGAACGCACCAAAGCTGAGCTGCGTGCGATCAAACGCGGCCAGCGAGCGCGTGAAACCATGATGAACTGCAACCTACGGCTGGTAGTTCACATCGCCAAGCGTTACACCACTCGATTGAAGTGCAATGGCCTGGAACTGATGGACCTCATCCAGGAAGGTGCCATCGGCTTGAATCGCGCTGTTGAATTATTCGATGGCACCAAAGGCTACAAGTTCAGCACCTATGCCTATTGGTGGGTGCGGCAATCAATCACACGCGCGATTGATACCAAAGAGCGATTGATTCGTGTGCCGCAGCACATCTTAGATACGACTTACAAGATCGCCAAGCTGCAACGCGAGCACATGCAACAGCATGGCAAGTCAATGACAACTGCTGAATGCGCCAATGCACTTGGCATCACGCAGCATGAAGTGCAAAGCTACGTGATGCGAAATATCCCGCATTCAAGCTTGGATCAACAGGTAAGCGATACAGGTTCAGCGCTAGGCGATTTGATTGCCGATGAGCCAGCACCTGAAGAGCTGCACCAAGAGTATGGCGAGCAGTTGCAGTTGTCGCTGATGGAGTTGAATGACTTAGATAGAAAGATCGTCTGTGGGTATTACGGCATTGGGGCGACGCAGCAATCTCAACACGAAATGTCCAAGGAGCTTGGTGTAACGCGCAGCGCGGTGGGCGATCGACACCGCCGCACGATGCGCAGATTGCGGCTGCGGTTGGTTTATCATCGCAGCTAGCTCCAGCTCGCAGATATAAGCAGTCGCTTGCTTGATCAGTTGCGCTTGGTATGCGTTTTGCTTGATGATTGATGCGCATAGTTTGCGTACATCATCAGCGTTTTCGTGCGTGAATGCTGCGCGTGATTGCGCCTCAATGCGCAGCTCTTCTTCAATGGACCATGAAATAACCAGCCACTTTGCCCAGGTCATGACACCAGCATGGCCCAGCCGGTGCCGGGGCCATCAACCTCCCAGCGACGCAACCAGTTTTTGCGGCTGTAGGCGATTCCGGCACCTTTGATGTGGTTGGCATAGCCACCGTTCACCATGTCGGCCTCGCCGTTGGGGTCATTGTGGATGTAGGCGCCACTGGTGGAGCCGACGATCACGGACCAGTGGCCGCCTCCGGTTGGTGCGCCGACAGGCCCCTTGTGCAGCCAGCCCACCATCACGGGGCGCCCTGCCTGCAGCTCGGTGTCGATCACGGCAGGGGTGCAGTTGGTGCGTAGCCGTGCGTTGAGCGCCAATGATTGCAGCGCTTTGATCTGCGCCTGCGCGTCGGTGGTGTCGCCATGCTTGGCGCGGATCTTGTTGTAGGCATCGTCGTTGGTGACCTTGCCGTAGAAGCGGGCCACCATGGCAGCGCTGCTGCTGAAGCACTCGCGGTAGCCGGTGCCGCTGGCATTGTCGTTCTGCGCCTCATAAGGCACACGCAGCAGGATGCCCTGCTGTTGCGGTTGCGGGATACCCTTCTGCCACAGTGCCCCTTCGGCCTTGCGGCGGCGCAACAGGCCAGCCTCAACGGCACTGCCAGGGTTGCAGTAGAGCAGCAACGCAGCTGGCACCGATGGCCAGTCCTTGTCACGCAGCGCTGCGCTGATGGTGTCAAACCCAGCGCTGCCGTAGAACCCAGTGCCGAGGTTGTAGGCGAAACTTACAAGTGCGCAGCGCTGCGGATCGGCCATGCTTGCCCAGTGCGGGATTGTGCGCAGGCGGTCTGCGATGCGATCCACCTCCAGGCGGAGCAGCATGTCAGCCTCGATGACGTTGATCTTGTCGCCGCGCTTGACCGGATCGCCAGCGCCATAGCGAGTGGTGCCGTAACCGATCGTCCACGGATCGCCGCCGCTTAGCGGATCGGGATAGGCGCTGAGGTGGCAGCCTTCAAACTCCTTGATGATCTGGATCGCATCGGCCAGATCGGTTTGCACTCCGGCCGTGCTCCATGTCTTGAACCATGACTGATCTCGGCTCAGAAGGCGCGGGCCGATGGCAGCTTCCAGTTCGCTGATCGCCGCCAGCTGATGCGGCAGGCCCTTGAAGTACCGAAACAGGTCAATCAGCCGCAGTGGTTGCGTCATGGCCGTTGGATTTGCTGCGGCATGGACTGCCGATAGCTGAATGCGCTCTTGATCTCAGACCAGATGACGGGGCTGAGCATGGCGGCAACCACGGCAAGGATAACCACCTGCGCCATGCGAGTCTCCAGCCGGCCAACGCGGACACCCAGTCCGCTCCGCTCGGTCTTGTCGGAGATGGCGGCATCCAGCAGCTGCTTGAGCTGGCCTTCCAGCACACCAATGGCGCGGAGGATCTCGCCGTGCGTTGGCTCAGTCACCGCTTGCGGGAGGCAATGCCACGCAGTGCGCCGAGGATCAGCTGGGTCCAGCTGTTAGCGCGAATGCCAGGCACGATTGCCAGCAGTTCAGAGCCAGCCAGCAATGCCACGGCGATGCTGGTGATGTCTTCCGGTGTCATCGAAAGTTGTCAGCTGCCGACAGTCTAATTCTGCAGCGTGAGCGTGCTGGCCGCCAGGGAGAAGGTGCCGTTGCTGGTGGTGATGTTGCTGTTGAAGTCGTTGTAGGCAACCAGCTCATCGGCACTGCTGGCACCACCGCGGGATTTGTAATATACCGCGCCGCGTGCGGTGATGGTGCTACTGGTCCAGGAAACCGCTGCGAACTGAATGACTACCTTGTCGTTGGCGGTGTCCTTGGTGACGGTGACAGGCACGCTGATGCCTCCAGCGGTGTAGCCGGTGCCCGAGACTTCATTGGTGACGCTGGAGCGCTTGAGGTGCGTGTCCTTGTCTGGTGTGTAGCTGCTGGTGACCAGCAAGACCTTGAAGCTGTCGGTGTCGAAGTCGATGGCGTTGCGCGCCATGTCATCGATGCAGGAGTTGTAGACGAAGGAAGCCATCAGGGTGCAGGCGGCTGCGGCCAGGTGATGTCGAATGGATTGGCAGCATCGGCCAGGTCGCGCAGGGCCTGGCGGTAGGCGGCCCAGGCATCACGATCGGCACCGAGGTCGTAGTCAGCGATCTGCGTCCAGTCGCTGGCCTTGAGCAGCTCGATGCGTTGATTGCGGACCTTGGCGTGCTGCGTTTGCAGCTCATCGAAGCTGTAGGGACGCACGACAAACGCGCTGCCGTCCCAGTCGATCGTCTCCAGCTTCGGGTTGCACTCGGGGCGCTGGTAGGGGCCGGTGTAGCCGGCACGCTCCAGCTCGTCAGTCGTGAAGGTGGTGATGTCGGTACGGGTGCTGCCGTCCGCAAAGCGGATGCGGTGGGGCAGGGGCGCTGGGGTGGCTTGGCAGTGGGAGTAGAGCATCAACCTGCGGTGGGGAATGGAGCGGTCGGCGGGGTGAAGTTCGCGGTGTAGCGGGCTACGCCTCTCGTAATACGGCAATCATCTAGGTAGCCGTTAAGACTTGAACTCTTAACTGTATTGTACAACTGTCCGCCAACTATTACTTCAGCGTCGTTATAGTTTGTTGTATTGGTGTAGCTTCCGTCTTGAACGCCATCAACAAATAGCCGTACTGTATCGCTTGATTTAGAGCAGGCCAAATGAGTCCACGTCGTAGCGTTAACAGTTTGTGTTGTACCAGTGAGCGGCACGTCGTTATTGGTAGAAATAGCAATTCGCCCAGTGTTGGTTATATACACAATTATGCCATTGGACTGGAAGTAGTCTCCAATACAAACAAGAAGCTGTGTCGTTGTGGTATTATTAAGGTAAGCCCAGCACTCGATTGTAAAATCTCCTGTACCTAAAGTAGATGCTAAAGTGGCTGTCAAATAATCATTTGTACCATCAAACACTCCAGACGCTCCGCCAAACTTGCTTTGCGATGTAGAGATCTGCGCATTGCCATTAGCTGTTACAGTCAGCGCATTACTACTGGCATCGGTAAACGTCGTGCTACCGTTGCTGCCATTCATTGGCAGCAACAAGCTTACGCTAGCCCAATCAGAATCACCTGTTGTTGGCCAAATCAACGCACGCTTCGCCACGCTCTGCTCATTCTGAAACCACAACCCTGATGCTGCGCTGCCTGTCGGCGTGCGCCGGACGCCCATCAATCCACCGTTGAAGCCGAGCATCAGCTGATGTCCTCATACGAAATCACCAGCTCCAGGTCGCCGGCAGCGCTGGCCTGTGCGCGGAGGCTGTGGCCTTCCTCCAGGTAGATGTATGCCTCGCGGGTCACCAGCACCTGAGTGGCATCCGCTGGCACGGCGATGGTCTTGCCGATGGCGAAGCCGGTGGTGCCGTTGTAGTGCTCCAGGCTGATGTCAGCCGCTGCGGCGCCATCCACGTTGGCGCAGTACACCGAGTTGACCTTCAGCACCTTGCCGCTGCTGGCGCCATTGCTGAGCGCTGCCGCCATCGAGGTGGTGACGGCGTAGCCCACGGTCTTGCCGGTGACCGTCGTGACGGAGCTGCCTGATTTGATGTTTGGCGCTGCCATTGATCACCGCCAGGTGGTGTATTGATCTTCGTTCCAGAATAGCGACGCCGCGAAGCCATCATCTTCAGCTGCGGTTCCAGTAGCCGCCCCAGCCGCCCACACCACATTCACCACCAGGTCGATCTCGCCGGTCTGCGTTGCAGCGCCAGCAATCCAGATCACATTCACGCCAAGCTCGAAGCCAGGCAGCGGCTCAATGCTCGGCAGCCATGTGCCATCCGTCACCAGAGACACGGTGGTGTCCACGTACCCACCACGCTTCTGCGACTCCTCTGGTGGCTCTTGGTAACGCCAGCGCATTCCAGCTGGCACGATGTTGGACACGCTGGACTGGCCTGCCCAGATCTCAGCCGGCAGCAGGAAGCTGACGAATGAACCCTGCTGCCCGCGGTAGTGATCGCGGATGCTGGCCATCTCGGCCTGGGTCAGGTTCTCATAGCTCAGCTCCATGGTGAGGTTGCTGACACGGCTGCTGTGCAGGAACTTCACCTGCCCGCCGCCAAAGCCAACCTCACGCGAGACGGCAAAGCGACCCATGCTGTAACTGCGACCGGTTGGGGTCAGCGTTGGGTATGACGCTGTGGTGACCGCGCCATAGAGGAATGGCTCCTGCGGCTGCCAGTCCCATTCCTCCCAGAACGTGGCCATCAGTTCGACAGCGTGATCACGCTGGTGCTGACGCTGAAGGTGCCGCCGGTGGACACCACCTCACCGCTGAAGTCCAGGTAGGCGATCAGCTCATCAGCACTGCTCGCACCACCGCGCGCCTTAAAGATCACGCCGCCTGCAGTTGTAAACGTGGCTGATGGCCACGACACCGACGAGAAGGTGATGATCTTCTTGTTGGTGTCGTTGGTGATGGTGCAGGTGGTGGCGTTGCCGCCAGCGGTGTACCCAGTGCCGCTGATCTCGCTGCTCACATCATTGCGCCGGTCGTGCCCGTCTTTGCTGGCCGTGTAGCCGACACCAACCAGCAGCAGCTTGAAGCTGTCAACCGCAAAATCCAGATCACCGTTGACCAGATCAGTCAGCACCGAGTTGTAGACAAAGGAAGCCATGCTGCACGCTCCTGGTGATTCAGTCTATTGTCCAGCGAATTGCAGTAGCCACGATTGGATAAGGAACTGCTAGCACAGATCCAGGCGTGCCCGTAACAGTGCCGCCAAAATCAACCATTGCCAGCGGGTACGATGCGCTATAAATTGGCTCCGATGAATTTGCGGCATTCAAGGGTGTCTGCAAACAAAGCAGCAATGATTTTGCGCTTAGCGTGCCTGATGGCACCCACCTAAAGCAGTTGATTGTGTCACCTGAACCTGGGAATCTTTGAGACGCAGGCCGCAATTCTAAAAGCTTGCTGCCGCGAATTAAACTAGACTCTTGGAGAAAGTCAAACGGGCCAGGGCCGTTATAGTAGGTGTAAAGGTTTTGCACGTACTGACCACCTTTGGTGTAGCCGTTGGCGGTCGGCAGTTCTGTTACGCCACTACCCAGCAGCTGGTCAACGCGGCCGGTGTAGCTGCTGTCGAACTGCGCAACATCAGTGCTGCACAGCAGAGCGAACACCGTTCCTAGCTTTTTGAACCAGAAGGTTTTTGCGTCTTGCTGATCCATGCCATAAGTTGCAAGATACCGAATGGCAGACTGCTGGTAGATGTTGACGGTTACTGCCATTGCTTTATGCCATGGTGAATTTGAAAATGCCAGCAGATGGCCACTGCACAGTAAAGGCTGTGCCATTACTGGCAGTCAGCAGTGCATCAAAATCAATCAACGCAAGCGCTATTGATGCGGTGTACGGATCATTAAGCGATGCTCCATTGTTTGACCTGGCCTGCGGTAGCTCGTAGCACAACAATGCAGATCGTGCGGCGATGCCGGATCCGGTTGCGCTCCATCCAACATCATCGGCCGCCATTGTCAATTCGCCTGATGCGTAGTTAACTCGCACATTCTGCAATGCCTTTCCGCCCTTGGTGTAACCATTGCCAGTAGACAACTCGTTTGCGCCTGCGCTGGAATAGGTGCCGTTCCATTCGCGCAACAACTCATAGCCACCAGTTGTAGACGCTATGCCAACGCTTCTAAGGGTCAAGTAAAAGGGGTTTCTGCCTGCAAAAGCAACAGTCTTATCCTTCTGGATAATCCCATAGCGAACAACGTCGGAGATGTTAAATAGGTGAACAGTTACGGCCATGGCTACGAAACCGGGAACCGCAGTCTGAACACAGCAACCAGCGCAGGCACTTCAACAATCACGCCAGGCGCGCCAGCCCTTGATAGCGACAGCGCCAGCGTCTGTGAAGTGCCATTAGCTGCTGCACCACGACCAGCACTCAATCCAATCGCAATGGTCGTCGTGAACGGCAGGATGTCCGCCGTAGGTGCTACAGAGCTGCTCAGCGTCACGCTGACACCATGGCTGCCGCAGGGATAATCCTCAACCGTTGGCGGCTCGACATAGCTCCATGCGTAACCCTGCAACGAATAATCAGCCACGCTGCTCACGCCGCTCATCACCTCAGCCGGCAAACCAAAATTGCCGTATGGTCCGCGGCGCGCCTGGTAGTGCAGCAGGATCGCCAACACCTGCGCCTCGCTCAGGCCGATGAACTCGAGCTGCAGCGTCGAGTCGATCAGCACGTTGGAATGCCGCACCCGGTTCTCCATGCCGTTCACGCCTTGGTAGGCGGTGTTCGGGTAGCTACCGGGCGTGAACGTCCGGCTACTCGGTACCAGCGCAGGGAAGGTGCTCATCCGTAGCTATCCAGGCCGTCGTCTGGATTGGTCACGGTGCCGCTCGCTGTGCCTTGCACTGGCACGTTGCCGATCAGCACCTCATCTGATGGCACCACAGCATCCTCAACAGCAGGATCAAGCGGTGCCGGTGGGTCGATCACTTGGATGTAAACCTCAGCAGGGATGGTTGAATCCGTCGCGCGGCCGGCATCAGCGTCGCAGCTGGGCCCGGTCTTGGTGGTATCCACCAGCCCAGCTGTATAGGGAACATTGGCCACCGCAACTGCCACGATGCTTCTTCCCAGCGTATCCACTGGATGGTGGATGCACTCGTAGCTCACCACACCTTCCAGTGATTTGCCCATGGTGACCACCTCATAGAGGAAGTCATGCACAGCCTCGCCAACGCCTACCGATGCGCGCGGCAGCTTGACGCGCACGATGTCGCCAACGCTCACGCTGACGTTGTGCGCCTGGGGCCTTGCTTTGAACGTGACTGAATGGGTGATGTTCACGCGGCTGGCCAACAGGTAGGCGCCAAACCTGGCAGCGTGCATCCCGCTGGTGCAGAACTCGCTGAGGTCATGCGTCTCGATTGAGAGGTTCGTGCGTGCGGTGTCGGAGTAACGCAGCTCCACGGTGCGGATGATGCCGATGTCATCTTCTGCCTGCTGGCGCCACATCACCTGCGCTACAAACGGCTGCCGCTGCGTCAGGTCGCTGTATTCGATGCGGAACGAATCCAGCAGGATCGTATCCTCATCGAACTGATACACCGCCACTGAGCTGGTGGTGTTGACTGAACCATCCAGCAGCGTTGGCACCAGCGGCTTCAAACCACGTTTGCCTTGCACGCGGCTGGCACGCACCAGGAAGTAAGGCGCCCACTT